TTTCTTTAATGCTGCATCTGTTCCTTTTTCTTCAACCATAATATCTTCAAATGTTAAGTGCTCTGCCATTTCACCAAACATTTGTTTAAACTTTTGAGTATGTTTAGATGGCTTTGTCTTTGCCCTTGCATCGCCTGGTGCAGGTTTATATGCTTTTGGATCGTCATCATCCATTTTTGCTTGTTTAGCAAATTGAGCAGCACGTTTTTGTTTAGTGCTTTTAGACATTTCATTTCCTTTAGCATCTTTTGCATAATAACCTTTAGGTTGTGAACCTTTTCTTTTACCTATGTCAGGATCTTCTTTTCCTTCCATTCTTTTTGGTTGGCCTGGTGTATCTTTAAGGTATCTCATTAGTCCCTTGATTGTACCCCAATCTCCTGCACCACCTTCTTCAAATAATTCAATAGCGTCTAACCAAAATCTTTTCTTAACAGATTCGGCTTCAACCATTACATAATTTGTTCCACAAACAATTATTTCTCCTAATTCATTTGTTTCTTTTATTCTGACGATGTCTCCAACTTTGAATAGACTTCCTTCAATATAATCTTCTCTTGTTTCTGATACTGGAGGTAATTCTATATGTTTTCTAAAACTATGTGACTCTTTAAGTCCCATTCCTTTTCTTACAGCATTAAATAACTCTGTTGGACTAAAATTCGATGGGAGCCCTTTTGAAAATAAATTCAAATCATTTTGTTGAGCGGCGGCTCGCATCTTAGAAGCTGACATCCCAGTTGCTCCTTCTGCATCTGGATCTCGCTCCCCAGCACTTACTACATTTATTGCACCTTCGAAATTATAAAATCCGTGTCTTGCTTTTACACCATTATATTTGTTTAATAGTATATCAAACTCTTTTACTCTATCTGATCCTGCAACCATAGTTACTTTAGTGAATCCTTGATCGTAAAGTTTTACTACAACATCTAGTACGTTACGAACATCTTTATCAGCCATTATATTACGAGCATGCTTAGGAAACATTTTACGTAAAAATTTGATTTTATCTTTAAATTCGAGAGGATTTGATTTTGGATCGTTTGATTTTGATCCATAGATTCTATATGGCCCTGAACGAGCTTGTGTTTTTAACTTATCAAAGAGTTTTTCATGACCAATCGTTGGAGGATTGAATCTTCCAAACACGAATGAAATTTCTTTTGTGTCTTCAGTTAAAAAATCACTGAATGATTTAATTGACATTTATATCCTCGGTTACCCATTAGCCTGGATTATCCCAGCCTTTTATAATATCAGGCGAGAAGTTATTAGTAGAAAATTCCATACGGTCTACTAACTTCACCGCACCACCTTCCATACGATCTATAGCCACAAAGCCTTCAACGCCGGTGACTACAAATCCGGATTTTGTTTTAACAAAGGTGCCTATTTTTGACAACTTGTTTAGTTTATTTATAATAATTAATTTGCTATCGATCACTAAATTTTGCAAATCATATATACTTTTTAAGTTTTTTAAATTTTTTTGACTAAAAAACTTTAATAATTCATCTCTTTTTGATATTTGTATATCTTTACCAGCCTGAGATGTTCTTTTGTCTATTTGTTTTGCATATCGATCTGTGACAAATTGTATTAATCCTTTTGCATGTTTATTGGTGTCTGTTATTCTTTGGCCTTTCCTAACCATAAGGTTATTATAGACATTGAGTACGAGGTTTAGTTCTTTATTTTTTTCTATTTCTTTGAGTGTGCTTGATTGTATTTTTTGAAATATTTTACCCGCTTCTGATAATTTTTTTGATATATCTAAACTGTCTTGTTTTGTTAATGTAGCTGTTCCTGAAAGATCTCTTAATGTTGCATCTTGCATCCATACATCTTTAGATGGTTTTAATTTTGAAACAATGTCCTGTCCAAATGATGCTGTCATATTTTCAAAACTAGATCCACTATATGTTGTATGCCATACAATACCAACTTTAGCTCTTTGTATTTCTTTGGCTAACGCCAGGGAAGTAGGAATAGCATACATGATAGTATTAGGATGGAAACTAATATGTTCAACTCCATTTATTTTCTCCTTTTTGAGATCCGATGAATCAAACATAAAGTCGCCTTGAATGACTCCTTTAATACCTAAATTCTTTAAATGATCGAATGCTAATATGAGTTTTTTCTGTAAATCACCAGACGTATCTGCTTTAATATCATCATGGGATTTATAGACCTTTGGATCTTTGTTGAATATACCTTTTTTTGCTACAAAGAATTTTCCATCTCTTGGATCTTCTCCAGCAAATACGGCGGGGGCTCCGTCCCACTTGACAGTAACATCCATAGGTGCTTTTGTGTTACCGCTCAACATATCCCGCAGAGATCTGAGTGCTAGGATAGCCTGGCGAGCCCCCTTAACTCCGCCGTCAAGGATAAGGTCCTCAATATGAGTCATATGAGTATTCTTACCTGCGGCTTCTGTAAGGTAATTTTTAAGTGTTATCATTTAGCATTTCCAAAGTGTTTAGGTAGTTTAAAGTATTTCATCCACACTGGATTTACTCTCCATCCATTTCCTGCTCGAAGGAAACATGCAGAATTACTTGCCTTACCATATCCTCTTATGAATAATGCAGCTTTAACACCATGATTTTTTATATCTTTTGTTTTATCAATTAGACTAGAAATTGTATCGGTAGGATCTCCTTTTAGCCAACAGTTTGCTGTTGCTGGATGCTTAGGTCCAAATTTATTTGCGCCACTAAATGCTTCCATTGCTTCTTTTTTATCCAATATGATATCTGTGTTAGGTCTTGTTAATCCAGTATCAACAACAAACCAATGAAGTGTTGGTGCTTTACTTTTACCAACCACTTTAGTATCATCTTCATTTAATCTTTCCCATGTTTCCATGATTGTTCGAATAGATTTGGATTTTCCAAATATTTGTTCAAATCTTTCTGGCTTCATCCAGTTTTCAATAAAGGTAGCATTAGCAGCTTTTAAACTATATTTTAATTCATTACCAAATCCTGGAATCTTTTCAGCAAATCTAACATATAAATCTGTTTTTGGATTTCCTAATACTCCTGATGGAGTTGGAGGTGACATTAATTTTGTCACATGATATTCTTTTCCTTTATGTTCAAACTCCCAATTACCACCAGATTTTTCAATAAACACTTGAGCAATTTGTGCTTCATGTCCATGACCAGCTTTAAATGGTACCCAAACACTAGGATCTTGTTTGTCTTTTAAATCAACCTGAATAAAATCAACCTTTTTACCTGATGGTTTAAGAATATCAGATAATCTCATTTGGTATTCATTACCTTTGTAGTTAATTTTAGTTGTATAAGATCTACTTAACATTACTAGATCTTTTTCATCTCTATCTAGAATTTTAAACTTTTCGCCTTGTTTTATATCACCTACATGATTCAAACCTTTATCATAAAGTTTAGCATCTCTATCTGCTTCAAAATCAATGTTGGGATCTTTGGCCATTTGTACGTATTTGTAAAATGCACCAGTGGGTTGTTGATAGTTGGTTGTTCCACCAGCTAAACTAGCTTCATAGATATAATTTTTTAAGCTTTTCATAAAAGTTCCTAAATAGTTATTATATCTATTTATACAAGTTTATGTATTAAAAAACTTATTAGGTACAATTTTACCTGTACTATCATATGCAATTATACGTTGATCATGTAAATGATCAATTGTAAATTCAGCTCCTAATTTAAGACCTTTTCTATATGCTTGATAAGATGAACCTGCCATACAAATAATAAATATTATTGCTTCAATAATCATATAAACTTACGTGTAATTTCAGTTCTAAAACCTTGTTTTCTCATGCCTATTTCAAATTTTATTGCGCTTTTAAGCGAATCAAATAAATATTCTGCCACCCAACTTGAATTGGTTGGCAATGGTTGTTTTGCTTTAACTTCGTAAGCTACTTTTTTATCTTGTGTAGACATATACATCCCATTTTTGTGACTTGCTAAGTGGTATAAATTGATCGTATGCTCTTGGATGACGACCTTCTGCTCGAGCAATCGAAGCTCTTGGTCCTCTACCTTGACATTTGACATAGTATCTAGGTAGCTTTGAAGGTTCTACATTAGAATATCCATTTTCAAATCTATACTTAGAAGCTCGTTCTTTCCAACGATTTTCTTTATTAATAATACTTACTGTTTTACGAACTGTTTCCAATTCTAACATATCGCCTGCACTTTCAACGTGGGCAGTCATCACGTAATTTTCAGATCCTCTCATTATAATTCCTCTATTTGTTTTAAAATTGTTTCAACTTCATCTTCTGTAAGATGTCCTATTACATCATCAGTAATTGGAGTACCATAACAAAGCTCACCACCTTGTAGTACTGCCAATTCCCAAAGATTCTTTTTGAATCCATAAGATCCTTGATGTCTAATAACTGAAGCACCATACCCGTTACTAAACTCATAGGTCTTTTGAATTCCACCATTCATTTCATTTACCTCTGTTGGTATAAACATTAATGACTCCTTAATTGTCCGTTTTTAAATACACCTTCGAAGAAGAATTGATTAAACCAATCTTCAATATCTTCATCGGCAAATTTACCAGTATTTGAATTTAATGCAGTATTTCTTAACCACATGCTAGTCCAAGCAAGTGATGTATTTCTATCATTGACTGGTTTAGCTGTTAAGAGCTCAAACTCACGAGGAGTAATCTCTACTTCTTCTGGTATTGTTGTAGCAATATGTTCGAATTTTACTGTAAATTTATCCATTACTGTGGTCCCTCTGGCAATGCCTCAAATCTTTTATTACAAAGTAATTCAATAACTTTATCTCTATCAGTTAAAGCTACTCTCATATCGAATGATTCACACATTCCTGAGAACATTCCACCTTCTAGTTCTTGTAGAATTGAACTAGTATTCATTTCTGATACCTCGTCGAATATGCTTTCGAGGATTTGTTCATTTACATGGTTTGACATTTTTAACTCCTTTATCAATTTATAGTTGTATTATACCATAGTCTTTTGCAAATGTACATACCTTTTGTGAAAAAAAACCGCCTTTTTTTCAGCCAAAAAAAGGGGAGTTTGCACTCCCCCATGATTGTCATTATAAAAGGTTCTTATTGAACTTCTGCCTTAACAAAAGTATAGATACCATAGGCTAATGCAAGCCAAGCAACCCAATCTAATAGGCCGCCCAAGAGTAGGTAAGACAAAGAGACACCGACGATAACGCCACCATCCCAAGATGTTCTTTCAGCCCATCTTGCATGTACCCAATCTTTTGCTAGTTGTAACATATTATTCATATATTCTCCTCTATATTTTAAAGTCAGCAAACGTGTCATGACTGTCACGTACACCGAACTTGTTTATCGGCTTATCTGGTGTCATGTCAGACATGATATCAGATTGTGCCGACTCCTCTACATCATATAGTTTCATGCGGGAACGATCTACTCCGATTACGAATCTTCGAAATTTAGTAGGATCGTTGTAACGATTTTTCAATTGTTTTACCATTAACTGACCAAGTTCTTCTAGTTCCTCAGTTGAAATAAGAGCAAACATAAGATCTGCTGTTGCTGGTAAACCAAATGATTCAGATGTATCCTCTAGTCCTAAATCAGTATTTGAATATCCTGACCTGGTAGTCTGCGTTGCAGAGACTATTGGTACATTGAATTCTACAGCTAAGCCTCTCAGCTCTTCTGCAATTGCTTTTACATAGCTATATGTATTTATACTTCCTCCAAGCCCACGCATGCGGCTTGATGCACAAATATTTAAATAATCTATATAGATCATATCTGGGCGAAAGTTCTTTTTTAGCTTTAATTCATTAAGTAAAGCTCTAAAATGACCTGTATGAGCAGCGCCTGTTGGATATTCTTTAATAATAAGTTTACCAATAGCTCCTCTTGCAATCTTTCCAATTTTATCACTAAACACATTCTTTGGAAGAGATGATAGTTGTTCAATTGGAAGATTCATTAGATTCGCATCAATACGTTCTGCAATTCTTTCTTCAGCCATTTCCATTGTAATGTATAAAACATTCTTTCCTTGCTCAAGCACTGATGCTGCGCAATGACACATGAATAGTGACTTACCTACACCCGTACCTGCAAGAGCAATATTAAGTGTCTTATTAGGTAGACCACCTTTTGTTATTTTGTTAAAGTAATCAAGATCAAACGGTATACGATCTTCTTTCTTATTATAGAAATCAAACCTTTCATCTGAATTATCAATATAGTCATGTCCTATTGCTTGATCAAAAGAAACTCCAAGAGCATCTGATAGTATTTCAGGTATAGCACCTTCACTTCGCTCTTTATCTTTTCCATCAATAATAGTAATAGAATCCATGATAGCATTGTAGATTGCTTTTTCTCTACACCACTTTTCTGACTCTTGAATTAAATAATCAGTATCAACATCTGATTTAGAACTTATTTCAGATATAAGTCTTGATGCATTATTCAATACATCTTCAGGAGCATTTATCTTTCTTAATTCGAGTTCTAATACTTTTGATGTTGGTAGTTTATTATGTTTACCGACAAATTGAACTATAAGATCAAATACAGTTTTGTGAGTACCTTCAAAATATTCTTTCTTTAAATAAGGTACGACTCTTCTACAATACTCTTCATTATTCAGTAAATGATTCAGTATGTGAGTCGGTAGTTGATTCGTTATTTCCAATTCCTATAACTCCTAAATTATTATTATTTGCGTATTCTAAACTATCTGTTATTATATATTGCAATATCGCGCCAAGATAATTTTTAAATGATTCATCTTCATTTAATTCATCTACACTAAAATCAGCAGGATCTTGAATTGTGAAATTAAATGAAAGAGTTGCAATATCAAGTTCAGGGCTTTCTTTTACTCCTACTTGTCCATATACAACTATTACATCTTTCCACGTACCTGTTTTTAGTTTGACACCATGAAAGACACTATCTTCGCGCTCAACTATTGCGTAGTCTTTTTCAGATACCTTAAACATCTTCTGATTCGATATCTAAATCAATATCCAATAAAGGCTTATGACCAATTGAATAATAAGATCTTATAAACTCTTTAAAGTCTGAGTTCTTAAAGATTGGATCCCAAAACTTTTTAGTAAGAGTATCTTTTTCTCTAACCTTAGGTTCAAGTATTTCTCCTGTTTCCATATCAACTGCAGCATACCAGCCTACGTTTGGTTTAGTTACATATCCACCCGCAAGAGCTACTTCAAGTAGTCCTCCAAATGGTGCAATACCACCTTCCCATGTAACTGACACTGGAATCTTAGACTTTTCTTTTACAAACCTAGATTTTTCTACATTAATCACAAAGTTATAACCTTGAATCTCTGTACCTTTTTTCTGTTGTTGTCTTCCAATAATCCATATGTTATCAGCTGAGTAATAGATACCTGTACCACCTGAAACAACTGCCTTAGGAAACAATCCAATTTCTTGATAAGTGTGGTTTACAGCAAGTAAAGGGATGTTCTTCATTGTAAGATAAGGAGTGACCATTCGGAACAATCCCTTTAATGCTTTAGCTCTCGACATATCAGCAACTGATTTCTCATTGAGAGCATCTTCCAACTCTTTCTTAGAAGCAAGGTTACCAATTGAATCAATAACAATAACTACCTTATCGCCTCTTTCAATATTTTCGAGTTGGCCAACTAAGTCAAACTTTAATTGTTCGACATCTGTGATTGGTGTATGTAAAACTCTTTCTGTATCAATACCAAATGATTCGAAATAATTCTGTGGTGAACCAAATTCTGAATCATAAAATAGCATAACAGCATCTTCATATTTTTCTAAGTATGCAGCACCCATAAGTAAAGCAAAACTAGTTTTAAAGTGTTTACTTGGACCAGCTAATACAGTAAGTCCAGATGTAAGACCTCCATCCATATCTCCTGATAAAGCAACGTTTATCATTGGAACAGATGTTGATACAATATCTTTTTCAGCAAATAATACTGAATCCGAAAGAATAGCAGTATCTTTTATTTTACTATTCTTTTTAAGTTTATCCATTATAGACATTATTCTTCCTCCTCGGAATTAAAGTTTTCTAGTTGAGCAGTATGTAATGCAAATTCGATATCTGTTCCAATACCATTTGCTACTGCCAGTTCAGCAAATTGAGTCATGTCAGTTCTTGTCATACGACAAAACATTTCAACTAATTGTTTCATATCCATTATTTTCTCCCATGAAAGCCTCTCGGCAAATTAGATTGTTGTTGAAGTCTAACTTCTCTACGATGCCTAGCAACTGCTTCGGCTTTTTTTCGTTTTCTTTTTGCAGTAGGTTTTTCGTAGAATTCTCTTTTACGAACCTCATTAATAATACCAGCTTTTTCTACGGCTTTTCTAAATTTTCTTAGAGCCACATCAAAAGGCATTGGCCTTGCTGGTCTTTTATCTTTTGGATGCCTTTTACGTGGCATCAAACTAATACTTGGCATATATCACTCCATTTGTTTTAAATTTATAACTATTATTATACCATAAAATCAGACAGTTGTACACTGTTTTTTTCAAATTTAATGGCTTTTTTTCTATTGTCTTGAACTAAGAATGAGGTGTCTATCATATCTAATTGATTGTTAAGATATTTATATACTTGTTGTGATACAAATTCTGCGGTTTTAACAGGTACATTTTGACATATATGATTAAGAGTTCTTTTAGGATTAAGTAGTTCAAAATCATCTGGCATTCTCATGATATGTAATGCTTCTCTTACTGTAAGGAATCTATCTTCATCAGGATGAGTTAACATAGATGGTAAATGACCTACAAATGCTCCAACCTTATCACATGGTACTTCAACATTTTTTCTCATAATATTACCACCTGACTTTAATTTTTTATGCATTGTTAAACATCTATTGGCTTCTTTTTCAAATCCATTTTCTCTCATCCAAGGTTCAACCTGAGAATAATCTGTATGTTCTTCTATATAATCCATAATGTTTGCAGTTTTTTCTAATGAATGAGAAAATTCTTTATGTGTTATACCACCATGAATAACTTCTAATACATATCGATAATATGGATTTTCAGAAGGTATTTTATCATTACATAATATTTTACTCATTGGATCGAATGCTCTATTGCCCGCATCACGAATATCCTGTGCAATATTTCCTGGAGGTTCTTGTATATAATCTAACATAGGAACCTTATCATCTTTCCAAAAGAAATAAAATGATCGATCTCTTGTTTGACTTAATCCATGTAAAATAGACTTAGTTTGTAATAGTGAAAAGGTATATCCATTTGCATCAGCAATTTTTCTTAGTTTTTCTACTACAGGTTCACCCATTTTTGATGCAAGTCTTGGAGCATTTTCACCCCAAAATACTTTTGGTTGTACATTCTCTAAAACATATTTTGCGGAGGTAATCATCCAATCATTAGCTTCATTTGTAGAACTTGCAGATGTAGAAAGTGAGCTTAATCCAGCACATGGACATACAGTATTCACAACATCTACTGATTCAAGTTTAGGATTAGATGTTGTTGATAAATTAATATATGGAACTTCATGATTATAATAATGATTTAAATGTTCTTCATTCGCTTGAAATCCATCATAAGTCAACATATATTCTGGTCTTTTACCAAATACATTTTCCATAGCAAGAGTTGATCCTCCTATGAGTGGTACTATGCTTGCAAATTTCATCCGAAAAAATCCTCTAAATTATTTACTTCACTTTCATTAAAGTTCAATGTCTTGTCAATAATATCATCATATACAACTGTAGCATCACAATGTTCTTTCCAAAATTCAAACATCATATTTCTCCATTCATCTCTCATACCATTATCCTTTGATAATTGTACAATCAAATCAGTTTGTGGATTCTCAATATCAACAGCAATTGTTCCAGTATTATTACATTGACTAATTGGTTTACCTTGAACTCTATGAATTACATGATCACAAAAGTGTTTATGGAAAATAGGTATAACGCCTGCCATAAATGCATCTGTATGACAATATTCTACATTATCTCCATATATGTCATCTTTAAAATACATCAGATCAGAACCAAATCCACCTAAACTCATACGCTCAATCATATCATTATATGTGTATGGTGTATAAAGGTATGCACCTTTGTTTTCTTCTTCAGTACCGTATTGTGGTTCTTTAGTAGGATTGTTATCAATTTCTTTTTCTGGTCTAAAATAATTAACTACATCTCTTCTAATCTTTTGATCAAATCCGTCTTTATAAACTACCAATGGCCATTGTATTGAAGCTTCTAATCCCTCCAGCACTGTAATGAATCCTTTACTTCGATAATGCTCATTATGTAAATCAATCATAACATCTGGTCCTTTCCACATAGCAGAACGTCCGACCCATCGAATATATCGTGGGTCTTGGTCCTGAATTGGTTTCCATTTATCTTTTGTAAAGTTAAATCCTACACCCATGTTTGTAAGTGGTGTCTTAATTCCATTTTTCTTTACCCATAACCCAAATGGATTTTCTACATAATGGCACATTAAAACATCTACCTTTTCACATATTTCTTTTAATTTATAATTACGCGTAATAGATTGTATTTTATGGTCCACTTGAACTAATGATTTACGTACATTAATTTCATCAAGCATACGAATAAAATTATCTCCGCATTCTTCTGGATGAGACTTCGATGGTACACTAAAAACTATACATGCATCTAATTGATTTAATCTATTAATTACATCTGTACATGTCATTAAGTCTGGAAATCTTTTTGCTGGTTTAGATATAGTGTCCCAATCTGCACCTCTAAAATAATTAACTCTAAATTTCATAGAGTCCATTCTTTGCCATAGCTTATCAATAGTAGCAAATACTTCAACTTCTGGATATAGATTTTGAAACTCAACTACATTCTTAGTTAAGCCTACACCTTCTACACCTCTACCTAATAATATTCCTATTTTCATAATTTAACGATATCCTCTAATGTATGTGTTGGATTCATAAACTTTGACATGAATGGTACTTCAGTTGAAGCTGCATCACCCTCACGTCTTGGTCCGTATTCCACTTTAAAAAGTGGTCCATTTACTTCTAAAAATGTTTCAACATATTGTTTAACTGTATATGATTTACCTGAGCCTATAGGTTCATAATCAGACATAGCTGGTTCTTGATTTGCGGCCGAACAAATAGCTTTAGCTAAATCTTTTACATGCACATAATCTCTTACACATGTTCCATCGACTGTATCATAATCATCACCAAAAATTGTGAATGTTCCAGATTGAATTGCATTTTGTGTAGCTTGATATAATCCTTCTGGATTAGTAGGATTTCCTCCACCAACATTAAAAAATCTAAAAATAGTATATTTTTCAAATTCTGCTTTGATCATATCTTCACAAACAATCTTTGATTTTGCATATGGATTTTGTGGATCAAATGCTGCACCTGTTGATGCGAATATCATCTTAGCATTTGGAAATGCATTCATAACATTGATAGTTCCCATTATATTTGTTTTATAATATGATACAGGATCTCTAACACTTTCACCACATTTAACCAATGCAGCCAAATGAATAACTACATCGATATCTCTATCTTTGTTAGCTGGATACGGTGTATTAATATCCCATGTATCAATATCATGTTCAATAATATGAACTCCATTTTTTGTTTTTAAGTGTTGAGTTACTTCTTGGCCAATATAGCCTTTAGCTCCTGTTATTAATATTTTCATAATTAAATCTCTCCCTTAATGATGTTGTACTAAAAGAATGTTTCCTACTATTATATATGATCTTAATTTTGTTCTGTATACATAATTCTTTTCCAGTAAAATCTTTTCCTTTATAGTCTTCACCAATAATTCTTACACTCACTGGTAATGTTAATAATAAATCTAGTATGTCAGTTTCTGTTTGATATGTTACTATTTCATCGACGTATTTTATGCCAGCTAATTGAATTTGTCTTTCAACTAATGATTGAATTGGTTTATTCTTTTCTGGTCTATCGATTGTTGGGTCTGTTTGCAATGCTGCAATTAAATAATCACAATGTCTTTTTGCTTCCTCAAGCATACACACGTGACCCGCATGCAGGAGGTCAAATGCAGAAAATGTGATTCCTATTCTACCTTTGTCTTTATATTCTAATCTCATAATGTATTAATAATTCCTGTTGCTAATATAATTGCTGCTGTAGAATTTAATATAATTAATGCTCTATCTTTCCAAATAAGAGCAACAACTAACCAACCTAAACATCCAATAAGCGATAAGCTTTGATCGTAAATTGTTAAATCTGGATTAGATCTAACAGACATAGCAATTAAAAGAATAATGCTTGCGGCCCATTTAATATACCAATCTAATGTTTGTTTTGGTGTTGCGCTTTTAAATATTCTTTTTGAATTCTCTAACTCTTGTTTATCGAATTTCGGTGACATATAATATACCTGCTTCTTCAAATAATTCTTTGGTTAATTCAGTACTTTCTAACCATTGTGCTGGAGTATCTTTTGAGAATGCCACTACTCTTTCTACTCCAACTTGTATTAAACCTTTTGCACACTCACTACAAACTGGTAGTCCATGTACATATATTGTAGAGTCCATTAAAGAAACTCCATTTTCTGTGGCATTATATATGCAGTTCATTTCTGCATGTACAACATACTTATATTTTATTTCTCGTATGTTATATCTTTCTGGATCGTCATCAATACCTCTTGGAAATCCATTATATCCAGTTGCAAGTATTTGTCTATTTTGACCTATTGCAACTGCGCCTAATTGACGACTAGGATCTTTTGACCATGTAGCAATATGCCTTGCTAATGCAAGGAAACGATAATCCCAATTATCTAACAAGATCGAAGTGTCTTTCATATACATGTAAATTTTGTACCTGCCAATAGATATTACCAGGATTTATGTTTAGTTCATCTGACATATCAAAAAGAACATATTCTTGCCATGCATAGTCATTTTTATATCCATAGACTACATCATTAGATCTCATTTGAACTACACAGTGTAATCGACTATCACGAATATAATAAGTAACTGCATTGGTACAAATAAAATCGTTTTTACCGTCTTCGTTATATTCATTCCAAATTGATGGACGATTATATACCATACAAGCTCTTCGACTATCTGGATTTTTTGAAAGTTCTTCAAGAGCATTTGCATATTGATCATGATACTTTTCACCAAAGATTAAAAGACCATAGTTTGAATTGATCTCACCTTTTTCATTTGCAGACATTTGCCAAGCTTTGGGTGGAGCTTTACTTGGTCCGTATATGTCATTTATATTTGTAGACATATCGTTATACCAATCTAATTCATGATCAATATATTCAAAGTTAGGTTCACCAAAGATAGCTTCTTCATCAGCAATAAAAGATGCACCAATCATTTCAATTGTTCTAGCACCTGTTTTATCAATTGTAAACTTTTTTAGTTTAAGCTCGTTAATAAAGTGTTCTCTGATATCAGCTACTTTCAACATTGTTTAAACTCCTATTTAAAAAATCTCTTGTTCCGTCTTGACCATCAATGCCATTTCTACAATAAGCAACTAGAAAAGAAGCATAATTGATTAGGTCTTTGCCTGAATCTTCGAGGGATTCAAAGTTAGGCACATAGTCTGGATCAGATTCCATTGCTTCTAAAACTGAATACATTCTTAAAGTTTTAGAATGAATTGTATCAAGAATAGAAGCAATACCTCTAGGGTAGTAATCTGCTTGTTTAATTCTTGAATGTGGATTCTGATAATCGTTAGATTTTTTAGCTTGAAGTTCTGCACATTCTTGTAGTACTTTTAGCGATTCTTTCATATTTTCTCCATAATGTTATTATTATACCATACTTCTGGTGAAATGTACACCATTTTTTTCAAATTTTTATCATATTCATAAATGCCATGGAGCTCATAATAATCTGAAAACTTTTTTAGTTCTCTATCCCATTTGTTTATCCAACCATAAACACGTCTTGGCATATTGTTTCTTCTTTTTGGCCAGGCGTTTTCTAAGTCCCATGCATACGTTACAAGTGTACGCTCTAATTTTTGAACTGATACGGAAGCTTTATGATCAACAGGAATATTATCAACATCAAACGTATCTTGATAATCTGCTTCATTATCTATATGTCCTAGATTTTCTATTGAGTAAACTTCAGCGGCATGACCTCTTTTTGTTTGAAGTAATATATCATTCTCAAAATCACGATCTTTATCTTTTGGATTTGTTTGAATTAGTCGTGCTTCTTTAACTGCTCTTTCATGCCAAAAGTCTTGA